TACGCCTTCGGCACCGGTCTTTAACAACCTACCGCCGAGTGGTTCTGGGGTAAATATCAATGCGGGCGCGACACCTGCAGCACCGGTCTTTGGAGGCCTACCGCCGAGTAGTTCCGGGGTAAACATCAACGCTGGGCTTCCCACTATTTAACGGAGTATCACCATGGCTATGGGCATTGACCAAGAAATCCAACGCCGCATGGATGCCTACCGTGGTAATCCGCAAGGCTTACAGCAACGCTATCAGATGAGCCAGCAGTTGCTGGATTTACTTGCTCTTCAAAAGCTCAAGGCCGAGCAGGACGCCATGGTGCGTCAAATGCGGACGCAAATGCAGCAAGCGCCCGGTACGGTCGCTCAGCAAATGGAACAAGAAATGCTAGGCCGCACCAAGCAAGAAATGGCCCAGCAGATCGGCGGCGTTATGCAACAACAAGCGCGCCAGCAACAACAAAACATGGCCCGTATGGCTCAAGCTATGGCTCGTCCTCAAGGCGGTATTGCTGGTCTTGCTCCACAAACTGCTCGCATGGCCGGTGGTGGGATTGTTGCGTTCCAAGCAGGGGGCACAAAAAAAGACGCGGAACTACGCTCTCTTGTAGAAACGGCCATGCAACTTGGGGCTTCACAAGAAGACCTAGCTAATCTTTTGTCTCGTTCTGGTAAAACCCCTGAGGAGTTTGGGTTAGACGCACTTGTGCCCAGCCAGCCCCGACAGATGGCAGCGGCGGAGGCCCCGGGAGCAGAGGGATTACGGTTTGAACGTCCTTCCGCAGGCTCCACGTTAGCTGCTATTGAGGCAATCCCTACGGCTGCTGTTGATACTCCTATGCCCATGAGCGTGGCAGAGCAGGTCAAACAGGCTTTGGCGCGAGGGCCGCAAGTAACTCCACCGGTTGCAGGGTCTTTAATGGCTCCTCCTTCTGAGGGGGGTCCTCGTCCCGAAGCTGGGGCTTTAGTGGGTACTCCTTTTGAGCAACGTTCGCAGCTAAAAGATCAGATTAACGATCAATTAAAAGAACTCAACGTTCGACGCCTTCGGATGGGCTCAGAACGATTTTTACCCGAAGAACGCAAGCGTGATTTTGCACAAGCTGACGCGCTTCGTCGCAATTTAGCCGTTCTACAAGCTGCGGGAAATGATCCCGATAAGGTAGAAGCTGCGGTTCGTTACGTAGAGCGCCGCGTTGTTGGTGGTGACGTTGAGCGTATCGTTGACCGAGCACGCGGCGAAGACCGTGATATTGACGCTCGATTAGAAGACCCTATGTTTGCTGTGGCTGCGGCAGAGGGAGACGCCACGCCGCAAGAAGACACGGTAGAAGACGTAATAGAGGCGATTGGCGGAAAGCGCGTGGCAAGTGCTGGTGCTGGGCTAACATTAGATGATCTGTTCCCGCAAAAACCGCCCGCCTACCCGGGAGGTCCTTTTCCTGTGCCGGGTGGGCCGCAGCCTACTCCTTCTAAGAAATCTGCTTCCGCTGGTGGCACTCCTCCCCCCGCTAGCGGAGGACCCATCACTCCTGGCAGCGTAACAAGCGTTACCATGGGCGGTCCGGGGACGACTACTACACCTATTCAGATACCTACCGCAGCAGCAACTCCACGGCTAGGGCGGCTTGGCGATTTGTACGAAGGAATTGCTGGGGAAGATTTATCCAAGGTGGAGGATGCAGCGGCGAAGCGTGCCCGCGAAGGGTACAGCGGCATCGTTTCGGGTATGGAACGCCGCTTAAGAGATTATCAGGCTGGTATGACGAAAGAGTTCAAGCCTGAAGATGAGCGTCTGGATAGGCTAATTGCCTTTGCTCTCGGTGCAGGAGATCAAGCTACTGGGGCAGGAGCCCTCGGTGCAGGTGGTAAAGCCGCTATGCAGCTACGCGGTCAACAGCGCACCGCAAGGATGGCGCGAAACAGAGAAATCTTGGAAGCAGCCAACAACATTGACCTTACGAAGATCGGCATTGAAAAAGATGTGCAAGCCCGTGCTAGCGACGCAATTACTCGGGCTACTTCTCGGGTTAATTCGGCTATGCAAGCGGCGTCTACTATTTCCGCTGCGGAACGTCGCGCTGCCGATGCCGCTGCCGCACTAGCACTACAGGGTATGGGATTGGAGAATCAGCGTATCCAAGGCGAGATTGCTAACGATATTGCTCAAGCACGACGCCTAGCTACTGAGCGTACGGCAACGGCTACTGAAAAACGTAGCACCATTGCGGGTCTGTCGGCGCAACTTGAGGCCCTTAACCAAATCGACGCAGATCACCGCAGGCGGGCTACACTTAACGCACTGTCTTCTCAAGAGCTGGGCGTCTATAGAACTTTAACGACCAAAGCAGAGCTTGGAGCGCTTTCTGGCAGCGAGGCAGCGACGTTGGGTGAGCTAGAGAAGAAGATCGACAATGCCACTACTAGCATGGGGTCTGCTGGAGGCTTTGACGTAAACCAACAACGTTTAGATATACTTCAAGCTATCCAAGACCTCTCTCGATAACATCTCGCTGGGAGTAGGACATGCCCGTATACAACCTAAACTTGCGAGATGGCAGCGCGGTTTCAGTAGAAGCCCCTGCGGGGGCTACGCTGGATGAACTTATCGCGCTAGCAAATCAGCAGGTTGCCCCCACTGCGGCCCCCGCACGACCACGATATGACTCTGCAGCGATGGAAGAAGAGCTTCGCAGGCTTAGCGCCGCAAGTGCAGCGGCGCCCGTCGCTAGACCCACGGACGACGTTAGTTTCTTAGAAAACGTCCTGTCGGGACTTGGCAGCGGGGTAGTGGGGACGGCGGAAGGTGCGGCTATTTACGGCGCCGCCATGCTAGATGAAGAAGAAGAGCTGCGGGCCCGAGACAAAATAAAGGCCCTTGCGGAGGAGTTCCGTCCTGAAGGTGGCGATCCTGAGTCTACTACTTACCAATTAGCTTCTGGGCTTGGGTCTATCGCTGGTATAACTGTTCCCGCCATTGCCGCTGCCGCTGCCGCTCCCGCCTCTGTTGCTTCTGCCGCTGCGCTTGGCACGGCGGGGCTGTTGGGAGTTAGTCTGTCGGGCGCAGAGGCTAGAGAAAGGGCTCGCGCTGCAGGCGCTACGGAAGAAGAAATCCGTGAAGCCACTATAAAAGGTTCTTTTGTTGGTCTTACGGAGATTTTACCCCTTGGGCGTATTGCACGCGCTTTCCGCATACCCGGGCTTACCACTGCCCTTGACAGGCTGGGTGGGAAGATCGACGCCCAGACCGTTGTGGGGCGTCTTGGACAACGCCTTCGCAGTGCCGGAGCTACTGGGGTAGCGGAAGGTGCGCAGGAAGCTGCAGCGGCTATTCTTCAGAACCTTGTTGAGCAAGGCTACAACCCCGCGAAAGAACTTCTTGATGCGGGGATTATTGACGAAGGTACGATTGGCGGCGGTGCCGGTGCGATCTTCCAAGCCCTCGTAGACTTCTTGCCGGGACGCCGCGTACGGACGCCCAGTGCTCCTGAAGATGACACCCTGCAGCTCCCCGCGCCAGAAGAACCTCCAAGATTGCCCGCACCTGCTGGGACGCAAAGAGAGCTATTCACTCAAGAAGAGATGGGTACGCGCCCTAAAGAACCTGCTACTGAACCGGAAGATGTTGAAGCTCAGCTTGAGATGTTTGCTCCTGAAGAGATGGGCGTACCGCCGGAGCGTCCCCCCGAACGCCAACTAGACTTGTTTGATGCACAAGCGCCAGACTTAATTGATCCGCGACTAGAGCGTGCACAAGGCGCCCTGCAGTTTGCTCCTGATGCCCCGGCAGGGCGGCGGTTCACTGAAGAAGAAACCCCGATTAGCCCGGCTATGCCTGAGGCCATGGCGCCTATCGTTCGAGAAATAGAGTCCCAACGGGCCGAAGCAGAGCGCGCTGCACAACTTGAAGCTGAGAAAGAAGCTGACTTGACTCGTATCGAAATTGAGGCAATGCGACAGCGCCAGCTAGAGCTTGCAGAGCAAGATGCAGAAGTACCCATACGTACCCTCGATGACGCGCTCTTTGATGCGCTAGACATACCCAAAGCGGCAGGAGTCCGTAAGAAGTATAAGGGGCGTACCACTGACGACGCCGAGGTGCTAGAAGCACTGCGAAGCTATGCGCGGAACCCGAACACCAAATCAGAACGCCGTGCTAAAGTGCTAAGGTTCCTTGCTGGGGAGGAGGTAGCACCTAGTGAACCCACTACAGCGGTGCCTGAACCTGACGCCGAGCCCGGAGCAGGTGTTGCAGGAGTTGAGCCTAGCGCAGTTGGAGTTGGCCCTGCAGATGGTAGACCAGTCCCTGCTGTGGGACGGAGAGAGGGCGATGTTGGAGATGGACCCGAGGGAGGTCCCGCCGTCTCTGAAGCACCTGAACCCGGACCAGTGGAGGGTGCTGGCGTACCTGCTGCAGAGCCTGTGGATGGAGAGGGAGTACAGTCCGGTCCACTAGGGGCAATCACCGTAACCCCCGACACCGTTATCGACGAAGCGGTCATGGATGCTTTGGGCATACCTAAAACTTTAACTCTCATACGCGGCCTAATCGAAAAGCGCAAGGTAAGCGACCCCGGAGTGGTGCAAACCCTGGAAATGTACAGGGACGTTTCCCAAGACAGCAAAATTGACGCGCTTAAGGATAGTGCGGCTGAAGTAGATGCCGCCATACAACGAATAAAAGATATATCTGCCCCTCCATTAGAAGGCCAAGGGGAACTCTTCCCCGGTGCTGACCTAGGTGTTGCCCCCGTACGCCCAGCAGAACCCGAAGCTGGCGTCGAGGAAGGCCCGTCCCCGCAGCAACAACTTTTTGACACGGCGGGACAACCCATTGTGCCCCCGGCGCCCCCTGCGGCGCCCATTGCCGAAGCTACTACCCCTCCGGCTGACGCTGAACCTGCAACGGTACCGCGTTGGAAGCAGGCGCTTGGTGAACCCCCCAAGTGGGCGACACTAGTTGGTGAGGATTACGTTGGGGATGTCGTATACGTAAACGGGGATGTTGGGCTATTTCGCGGATACGATAAAAAATATGGGACCTACAACTATCTACCCCTTAAAAAAGCTGATGCCGGAGTTAGATTTGGTACGGTAGATGTAACCAACTACACGGGCAATATGCTTACCGATGCTGAAAAACAGCAACTCATTAATGCCCGTAACGAAATTGAATTTCAAGAAGACCTAAAGGAAGCCCAAAACCCGAACGGACCGTTCGCGGAAGGAGAGCAACTTGCTTTCTCCACCAACTTCCCCAAGGACTTAGCGCAAATTGCTACCCAATGGGCGCAGCTTTTAGGTCTCCAAGGCCGTGTTTTCTTTGCGACTAGAGAAGATTTGCAAAGTCTTGAAGAGCTAGAAAAACGGAACCTTTACGGGTCCTTTGGGGGCCCCGTTCGTAGCCTTGGGCACAGACCAGACAGGGTTCTTGGGTCAACGAGACTACTTGTTAATGACTCCGGCGTCCTTGGGAGCGTGCTGTTTATACAAGTGCGTAAGAACAAAACGGCGACGTTAGAGACGCTTGCCCACGAGATGGGGCATATTCTTGAGAAGGAAGCGTTTACATCCGCGCCGGAAGAAACCCGCCAAGCAATCATGAACGAGTATGAGCAGTGGATTGCAACTAGGGACGAAAAGAACGCGGCAACCTGGGTACGCGAGTTACGTGCTCACATGGGCGGGCGCCTTGAGGTAAGAAGTGACCCCACGCTAAAGGACGCCAAAGCCACAGAGTTAGAGCCGCAAGCGTACTGGACTAGCTTCTCTGAGTATTTTGCCGATCAGGTATCCAAGTGGGCTGTAAGCTCCGAGCGCCCGATCACCGTTGTGGAGCAGTTTTTTGCGCGGCTTGCTGCGGCTCTCCGGCGTATGTACGCCAGCTTGGCAGGCAAGGCATCTTTGCCGAATGCGGAGATGAAGAAGTATCTTGATTCGCGTGCGCCTAGCGAGTCCCCGCTCACTGCAGCAAACTTACCAACGGCACCTCCTGCTAATACGGCAGTGACCGAAACCATTAAAGAAGCCCCTACCGCTCCGGTTTCGGCAAAGCCAAAAGCCCCTGCTGCTAAGCCCGCACCGAAGGCCGCCCCCAAGAAAGCTGCGCCGAAAGCAGAGCCTAAGGGGGACAAAGGTAGCCTTGCAGGCCTCATCACGATGCAAAGGAAGTTTGACCAGATCAAGAAGGCCAAGGCAGACGACTTACCGCTCGATGAGCAGGCGCTCAAGCGATACACCACAAACAACGACTCTATGGATAAAGTTGTTGAGGCTGCTGCCAACGACGCCGTGGCACAGGAAAACAGCATTCCCAACGGCAATAAGCTGTCTCTTCTCGTCATGCGATGGGTACGGCAGAACGGTAGCGCTGAGTTAAACGTCAAGCTCGATGCAGAGTTGGACCGCACCGCCAAGCTAATCCGTGGAGACCAGACCACCACGCAGCGGGCTGCTACGAAAAGCCTTGTTACCGCCCTCAAGAAAGCCGGTGAGCTGGACATGAAGCGCCTTGTGGAATTGGCTGATAAGGTGCGGATCGCTCGGGACGGGAAGATTTTGCCGCTAGAGTCAGAAGCGGTTGTAGGCCTTGATCTACCGCTGGCTCCTGATGCCATGGGCGCGCTGCTTGATAGCAATCTGTCCGGCGCGCTAGAGGCCGTAGCGAAAACTCATCCGCTGCAGCAGTTCCGTAATCTGGCTAACAAGTTGGCGGGTCGTCTTGGCAACACCAAGCTGCAGCTCGTCGCTAACCTCAAGGACGAAACGGGTAACCCTGTTGCGGGTCTCTTTGATCCGAAGACAAACACCATCAAGCTCGACCGAGACATGGGGCTCAACACCCACACGCTCATGCACGAGACGGCGCACGCCGTTACCTCAGCGAATCTGGCAAAGAAAGGTCACCCGACTACGCAAGCGCTGAACAAGCTCTTCAACGATGTGAAGGACAGCCTCGATACGGCCTACGGTGCCCAGTCTCTCGATGAGTTTGTGTCTGAGGCGTTTTCCAATCCCGAGTTTCAGTACAAGTTACAAACCATCAACCTTAAAGGCGATCCAATCAACGCATGGACGCGCTTTGTCAGTGCGGTGGCTAATTTCCTACGTTCTATCGTCGGGCTCGATACCAAACCGGCCACGGCTCAAGATCAATTCTTCAACCTTGTAGATAACATCTTGGCTCCTTCCCCCGAGACCCGGGACGCTGGCGCGCTCTACATGGCATCTCAATCCGGCGAGGGTGGTCAAGTCTTGTCCGCTGCCTACGAGAATGCGCCGACCTGGGGTAAGCAAGCTGTCGAAAGCTTGGGGGATTTCCTTAGCCGCGTAGATGTTGCAGAGAAGGCTAAGCGGTTCATCCTCGACCTGACGCCGCTGAATAACTTTGCGGACTTGGTGAAGGACTCCCTGCCTGAAGCTAAGCAGCTTGATAACATCGTGTACAAGCAAAGCGCCATGCTTGCCAAAATGTTGGAGAGGACCGAGCCTACGGTAGCGAAAGTTGCCAAGTGGTTTAAGGCCGAGGGCAAGCAGGGCATTACCGTTGATGGCGTTCAGATGGATAAAGGCACGGCGCTCAACGACGCCGCCCATGTTGGTTCCTATGAAGGTGTTAACCCTACCTACGACGAGAGTCGGTACAAGAACACCGATAAGCTAGAGGCGTACCGCTACGTTAAGCGTCGCTACGACAAGTTGGGGCCGGAAGGACAAGCAGCGTACCGTAGCCTGCTGAACACTTATAAGTTCTTCAAGGACCAGATCGGCGAGTCCCTCGAGATCGCCTTGAAGGATGCAACGCCTAACTCCAAATCACGTACCGCTCTGGTAAAGCAGCTATACGACCGGCTTATCAATGAGGGCGGCATTGACCCCTACGTTGCCTTTGATCGTGAGGGCAAGTTCTGGCTTGAGTACAACGCCATCGACCCACGCACCAAGCAGTCGGAGTATTTTGTTGAGGCCTTCGATACCAAGGCTGCTCGGGAGCGTGCAGTAAAAGCGCTGGAAGCTAAAAAAGGCGAGATCAGCCTTACGGGTCTAAACCGCTTCACGAACATTGCCGAGACTGACTACAACAAGGCACCGCCCGGGTCCTTCGTGCGAGAAATCCTCGACATCCTTGACGCCAACGACGTGAACCAAGAAACCAAGGACAGCGTCATGCGGACCTTCCTTGAGTACCTTCCTGAGAAGTCCATGGCACAGGCGTTCCAGTTCCGTAAAGGGCCGGGCGGCAAAGGTGTACGGGGCATGCGAGGAGACATCACGCCTCTGTCGGTGAACATGCCTAGGCACGATGTGGTTGATGTGTTGCAGAAGCGCGTCCCAGCCTTGGCTCGACAGGTTTCTCAGCTCCGCTACAACCGAGAAATTCAGAAGATAGTATCCGATGCAGAGGAGCGCGTTAGGGCAAAGGGTAGGCCCGATGCAGATGTGCGGAACCTTGAACAGTTACAAGGACGTGCGAAATTCGTGCAGAACCCCAACGTTGCAAACTGGTCCAAGCGCATAACGTCTTCCATCTTCGCATGGACCCTTGGGGCTAACCCGTCGAGCGCGCTGCTACAGTTCTCTCAAATCGGCCTCGTGGTGGCACCTATGCTTGCTGCGCGTCCCGGGGTTGGGATGGGTAAGACAACCTCCGCTTTCGGCAGTGCAGTGCGCGCCTTCATGGCAAGTGGCACCTCGCGCAAGGTAGAGATGGTGGGGCCCGATGGGAATGTGGTTGAGCGCACTAGAGCCATGCCGTCCATCGACAACTTCGACTTTGATGGCCCCAAGCCCAAGCACATGAGTGATGAATACTGGAATAAGCTGCGTGTGCTTGCCCGTGTCGGTGCTGATAACAACGTGTTGGGCCGGTCCATCATCCAAGACATGGTGGACATAGAAGACAGCCGGGGACTCGCAGCCAAACTCAACACCGGTATGGCGTTCATGTTCCACAACGCGGAAAAGATGAACAAGCAGGTGGCCCTAATGATGGCCTACGAAGTCGAGCTTGCTGGGAACAAAAATCCCTCAGAAGCTCAGATGGAACGCGCCGCGTTAAACGCCATAGAGTTCGTGGAACTCGCCAATGGTAGCGCCGCGCAGGCAGGTGCTGCCCCCATCGCCCAAAACAACATCGGGCGTATTGCGTACATGTATAAGCGTTACGGCGTCTCCATGGTGTACCTGCAGCTCAAGATGATGCGGGATGCGTTCAAGGGTCAAGACCCCGAAGTGCGTAACCTTGCCAAGCGACAGCTTGTTGCTACCTGGGGTGCCGCAGGGCTTCTGTCCGGGGCCATGGGCCTGCCGTTCTACGGTGTTATCTCTATGGTGTATGACGCCTTCCGTGAGGATGACGAAGACGATTTCGATGCTGTTGTGCAGAAGGCTACGCCTCCCCTGATTGCCCGAGGCGCACTTAACTACTTGACCGGAGTGGACATAGCCTCCCGGGTGCAGATGACAGACCTATTGTTCCGTGAGCCTATCATCGAGAACGAAAGCTTCCTCTGGGAAATGGTCATGACCTTTGGTGGCCCTGCCGTTGGCATTGCTAACAACTTTGAGCGTGGTGTCGAGCAGGTACTTGCAGGGAACACCGAGCGTGGTATCGAGTCCATGGCTCCCGCTGCTATGCGAAACGTTATGCGTTCTGTCCGCTATTACGCCGAAGGCGCTGAGACGCTGCGGGGCGACCCGGTGATTGAGGATGTGGGCTTCGGCCACGCTGCCTTGCAGGCGTTAGGGTTTGCCCCTGCTGAGTACGTTCGAAAGATGGAGATCAATCAGAACGCTAAGCGTATCGACCGCAGCGTCAGTCAGAAGCGTTCCAAGCTCATGAAGAATTACTACATAGCCTTACGGCAAGGCGATACGCAAGAAGCGAATGATGTCCTTAGCGAGATTATGAAGTTTAACGAAAGGAACCCTGACTACCCGATAGGTAAGGACTCGCTGCTTCGATCTTTGAAGGGACATATCCGCACGTCTACTCGAATGCACCATGGCGTAACATATAGCCCAAAACTGCAAAACCGTCTGTTAGATGCCATGGCAGACTACGAAGGAAGCGTTTCTATCTGGGATTAAACCGCACGGGCCGCATTGATCGGGGGGATCGGTGCAGTGCAGTCTACGCGTACGACCAAAATTGGGCGGGTGGGTGAGTTCTTCGTAGCCTATGTGCTAGAGAGGCACGGCGTCGAGTGCCACCATGTAGACAGATTCGGCATGGACCTGTGGTGTAGGTTGCCGGATGAGCGTCTTGTCACCGTAGAAGTTAAGACCTGCACGTCACCTCGCATGCGCGGAGCCCACCTCCCTAATTACTACTTCTCAACAAATAGCCGCAACGCTGATTGGTACGCTCTCGTCGCGCTGGATATTGAGCGGGTGATGTTTATTCCCATGTACAAGATAGTTGCGCAATCGCTGCGCATAAAGCCTCACGACTTCACCGCAGAGCGGTGCGTAGAGTCCGTAGAGCACTTCTTGGGGAAAAAGACCCCCGCCGAAGCGGGGGCTAGAGAGGAGAACAGCAGCCGGGAGAAGGCTGCACTTGCTAAAGTATCATAGGGTCCGCCAGATGCGAAGTCCCCATTTGCCGTCTTCAATGCGCCGACGTGTCTCTATACCAAACTTATTTTCCTTAGCAATTTGAATTACTTGCTCTTTGCAACGTTCCGTATCAATACAGGGTATAAATACCGAGCTGCCGATCACGAAGCTGCTCCAGTCCACCGACATCTGCACTCCGTCCGGGCAGACATTACCCTTCCTTAGCGGGCGCGGCTTCACCCGATCCCTCCTGCAGGTCTCCCCCCAAGCGTTCACTGACAAAGGTGATGGATGTAACCGGGGGCGTTACGGTAGAGGTGCCCTTACCCATACGTATCTTAACCCGTTCCGCACCAAGGTCCTTCGTCATGTCTTCGCAAAGCTGGTTGTAGTTGATCTGCTGCTCTATGCACCACTTCTTGAAGTCACTAGCCAGTAGGTAGAAACGACACTTGTCGGTCTCGTAGCGCACCGTGAAGGCCCCCCGGGGCGTCGCCTCCGGCATCACAAGCTGGTCTAGGCCGTTGCCGTTCTCCTTGCCCCGGCGGTCTTCCGTGCTCTTGATGCGCAGGGTGTTGGCCCACTGCTCTTGGATGTATTCCGCCGCGATGGATTCGCAGCTTGTGGTGTTCGCCTCCATAGCGACTTTGTTTTGCTTGATGACGTTCACGCACCACTGGAACAAATTCTTAATATCATAGTCCACGAGACCCATTTTCTTCAGCACAAGGCCCCCGACGACCACGCGGGATACGCCTTCAGACCAGAAACGGTTCTTAGCTTTGAGCCCCGCCGCCTTATCTAGCCGTGCCTGCACGTCGATGCAGAGCTTATCGACCTCTTCCTTGTTGCGTAGGTAGTAGCGCACTAGCAACGGCCCAACATGACCGTAGTGCTGGAACACCTCCCGGGCAAACTGATCCGTTATGGGTTTATCAGTGGTGTCGTCAAAGACTGGCTCTGCTCGTACTTCTAGGACCCGCTGCCCTTCTGCATCCGGCTCATTTTTTACGGCGCCAATACGTTCAAGGATGCTCGTGTTGCCAGTAGAAATGGCTAGCAGCTTCCATTCGTCGCCTTGATAACGCAGTGCGTTACTGTGGGTCTCCATACGATTCTTCTGCCTGCCCCCGGTGAAGTGGTACACCAAGTCCGACATCTGCTTGCCCGGCATGTTGGTAAGCTCGTCTATGAAGAGCGGCAGGTTCTGGTTCAGCTCGCTGCGATACATTTTTGAGTTGAGGGTGTCGTCACGGAGCATGACCTGACCCTTGGGCTGTCCCCATATCGACGCAGCAGCAAACATCGCCGTGGTCTTGCCGAGGCCCGAACCCTTACTCCAGATGTGCGTAAGTAGAACGTGTACTGGAGAGGTGTGCATGAAGATCGACCCAGCGGACGCACACATGACGTATTGGTACAGCTCTTGCCCGGGGCGATTCAGGAAGTTTGCCATCTCCTTCCAGCCCTCTAGCGTCCCCTTGGCTTGGAAGACGTGCATGAACCCTGCGGTGTTGGGTGTGGGGGCGTTGTCCGCTACCTTGTCTGCGTAGTATTCCTTCGGGCCGATCACAAACCCGTGACCTTCGTCCACGAACCCGAACTGCCGCCGGGCGTGATCTTGTTTCGTTGTCCGTCTAAGCTCTTGTACCCAAGTGTCCATATAACTAAGCACCTCGTCCGCATTGCGAAGGATCGTCACGCCTTCGTCAGCCAATACCTTTCTGAACTCGTCCCGCGTCACCAGCATCCGCTGAGGGATAACAAAGTCCCGCACCCCGTCCATGTGACAGTGAGCGCGCAGCAACAGGCAGTCCTTCATTTCGGGGTCCCGTATGCGACGCACGATGTAGAAGTCATCGTGGTGAATAAGCTTCACGTCCTGATCTTCGTCTTCTCCGTCTCCCTGTATCTTCTTGTACACACCCCCATTGGTGCCTCGGAAGTAGGGTGCAGGGTAGGAGGGTATGACGTAGGTCTGCATCTCGGCGTCACGCTGATTGGCGGGCGTACCTACCACAGTCACCGGAGCGTTCTCCCCCGGCTCCCGAACCCTGCTACCCAACGAAATCGGCGATTTTATCTTCCCCCAGTTAGGGCAGTCTTGGCACACCCCGGAGTTGTACTCGTCAAAGCGAGCGCACAGATACGGTCCCTTGATGCGGTTGAACTTATCTGCGGTCTCATCAGGATCGTACGCTGGGTGCTTGTTAGATATGGCGTGAGCCGCCTTCTCGCCTTCTACCGTGAACTTGGTTATGGACAGCCCAGCGCGCCACAGCGGCTCGTCTACCTTGTCCTGATGCCTGATGATGTAATCGAGCTGCGCACAGCCCTCACCTTTCTCAGTCTTCTTGATGATCTGCCGGAACGATGATTCCTTGTTTCCCGCCAACGCGTCCATAAGCGCGTTGCTCCCCTGCACCTCTACTTTCGGCGCAGAGGGCATGAAGATGGCGAGCTTGTCCCCAAAACTATGCAGGTCCACGGCTTCCGTCAGGCCGTTGCCGAGAATAGAGACCCGCTGGGGTTCCCCCTTGTAATTGTGCGTACCGGGCACCCGTAGCACCCGAGCCGCATCCGCCGTCACCGCCGGGTCTGCTTCTAACTTCTTAGCCTCACAGGCCTTCTTCAGCTTTTCTGCAACGACCCGCCACTCATCCAGCCCCGCTGGCTCTGACAGAAACCAGTACGCATGGATGCCTCGCCCGGAGTTGACGAGCTGCGGCTTGGGTAGGTCTAGCTGTTGGCAGAACTTCTTGAGGGCGTCCAGCCCCTCACCCTGCGTCGCATAGGGCTTGTCCTTCCCGCAGTCGATGTCGAGGAAAAGACTGCCCAGCTCAATGACGTTCGTTACCTTCCTCGTATTCTCAGGGCCGAAGGTAGCTAGCCCATAGAACACATCGAACTCGTCTTCGTCTAACTCTTCTGCTCTTGCTACTAACTCGTCAATGGAAGAATGGAAATCCTGCTTCATCGCCTTGTCTGCCTTGCGGACAGCAAAGGTGCAGTATTGGCCTTCTCCCCCGAGCACACACTGCAAAAACTGTTTCGTATCCATATCCCACCTGATTGATAGAGACACCACGGCAGGGGCGCTGCAGCGCCCTTTTCAGCCTTAGCCTAGCCGTGGTGTGGGGGACTCTTAGTCGTCCCAGAGTGAATCGACGATGCCCGACAACTCTGCTTCTTCAGCCGGAGGCGGCGCGCTGTTCTTCTTCGCAACCTTCTTCGGCTCTTCCACGGGCTCGTCAGCGGCGTCTGCTTCGATAGCATTCACGCGCTTCTTGGGAGCGGGCTTGGGTGCGTCTTCTTGCACCGTCACCTTTTGCACACCGTCAGTCTGAGCGACGGTCAAAGTCACGGCCCTCTTGGTATCCTGATGCTCTCGCATCTCAAGGGCTTTTTCCAGCTCCTCTTCAAGGAGGGGGCGTACCGGGCGGAAAAATAGCTTCGGCACGGGGCTGTTTTCGTCAAAGGCCATCTCCGTAACAACTGCAACAGCCGGAGTGTTGTTGGCCCGAAGGAACTTGGCGTAGGCCTGCATGGGCATCTTGCCGTCCTTGGAGTCCCCAAAGATAGAAGTGGCAGGGAGTTGTAGCTGATACACCTCGTCCAATTTCTGGGGAAAGGCCACGGCGAGTCGCTGAGAGAAACGACATGCACGGCCTTGACCAGCACCGGAGCCCTTAACATTCTGAGGGCAGTCCATGCACTTGGAGGCTTGCCGCTGATCTTCTGGCACCTCGGGGGCGGGCACGTTGGTATCTGCAGACCAGCAGGTCGGTGCAGCCGTGGCCTTGGGGTCATACTCCCCGGAGTAGTAGGTGCGAGCGATCTTCGCCGCGTCGATGATGACGATCTCCATGGAGTCGTTCTTGCTGACTCGCATCTCATCACCGTTCACCACCTGCCGGAACTTTCCACCGCGCAGACTGATTCGGCGGTTTTGCGTACCACCACCGGAGCCACCGGCCAAGTTGTCGTTCAGGTTTTGCAGGGACTTGAACAGGTCACTGCTTACCAGCGAATTGCCCTTGAACATCTCAAGGTCACTCATAATGTTCTCCTCAAAGGTCTTCATCAAAGTCAGTGATTTCTGCAGTTTGTGCTTCAATTTCTGCAGCTTGTACTTCTCGCATTTGCAGTGGCAGCTCTAGCTGCTCGGGCGCGCCTTCTTCTGACTCCTCTTGGGCCATCTTTAGCGCTTCGTTTTGGAAGTGTGCTTCGATTTCCTGCAGTTTGAACCGAAGGGTGCGCCCAACCTTGACGACGGTGCCCGGCGGGAATAAACCCTTCTTGACCCAGCCCTCTACAGTAGTGGGAGCAACCACAAAATGGTCGGCAAACTCCTTCTTGGTAACGTATACAGAACTCATGGTTAGCCCTTTATTTTTTGCGGACGGAGACGGTGTATTCCGACTCCACGTTTAGGCCCGGTGGGACCATCTCAGGGTTTTCTTCCAAGAACTGCTTCACGTTCGACTGATTAAGGCGTTTGTCAAAGAACTCAGGCAGATTGTTCTCCATGACGAACTGATACATGGATTCCCAATCGCTGGTCCAATAACGGCGCTTGATCTGCCGATAGAAGACACCCTCAGAAGTCTTCACGCTCTCGACATTGTGCTCCTTGCAGTGCTCCAGCAGGGCTTTCTTAATCATGTCCTGCTTCTCAAGCAGCTCTCCGTCTTGAGCCTTGAACTCAGCGGCCAGCTTCGACCGCTGTTCGCGTAACTTAATGTACGCTTTAGTCAGTTTTTCTAGTGGTATGGCAGTTGACATTGGAACATCTCCTCTCACGAGAAGCCAACTTTACCCCCTAAATTCACGCTAGTCAAGTAATTCCTTGTATAAGTCTATAATTTTAGTGTGGACGTTTATTCGGCTATCTAACATCTGATAAACACGTTTTTCCACAGAAGAGCCTTGTAACTGCACGACAGTGCATTTGTGCTTCTGTCCTGAGCGGTGCACCCGGGCATTAGCCTGGGCATAGGTCTCCAGAGAACTGGTGGGTCCCCACCACACGACGGTGTTAGCCGCCGTCAGCGTCACCCCATGCGCAGCCGCCTGCGGCTGGATAACAAGGACCCGGGGATGGGGTTGCTCTTGGAACCGTTTGAAAATCTCTGTGCGCTTGCCCGCCGACACGTCGCCGGATATGAACTCGGCGGTTACCCCGTCCTTGTTGAGCCGATCTACTAGAAGCTGAATGGTGTGCCTGAAGGGCACAAAAATAAGAACTTTCTGGCTGGACTCGTCGATGACCTCTTTCAAGACGTTGTAGCGGTTCTTGATGTCGAACTCGATGGTCTCGTGGTCGTCGGAGTACACTGCACCGCAACTGATCTGCATCAGCTTGTTCATCATGATCGCGGCGTTGGCGGCGGTGATCTCCTCCCCGTCTGCGTGTACCAGCATCTGGCTCTGGAGT